CGTCTGCGATATCAATATCATCCCGGTGGGATGACAGATTAATCGGCAGTATGTGGGATCGTCTCCCCAGAGCCACCTCTTCCTGGAAGTCACTTGGGCGGACAGCGATTGCATCTCCATCGGGTTGTATACCAAGATTGCCTGGAGACGTGAGCGCCGCCCGGCCAGGACCTACCAGGGTCTGTAGGTTGAGGCTGGTCTGGGCAGTGGTGGAGTCATTCGTAAAGGCGATCCTCCAGCACCTGGAGGTTATCAGTAGCCGGTGAACCTCTGGAACACTCGCAGAGATCCGGTAAGAAAGGGCATTTGTCTGAGTCGAACAATCATCACTGAACTGGGCGTATAGAATTCCATCCTGGTCAGTAACGACTTTGAATGTGACTCCCTCGTCCAGGTTGCTCGTGATCTGCCAGTCGCCCGTAAAGGTTCCGGCAGCAGCCAGAGGAGTTGTGGAGGACGCCCCACTAACCACACGAAGCTGGGCCATTACCTGGCTGCAGATAAGCGTAAGTGCTATGAACGCAAATATTTTTTTATTCATCGTCGAAGAACTCCGTTCTCTAAGATTCCGCCTCGGTGTCCGCTGCGTCTGTTCCGGTTCCAGTTCCCTCTGCCGATCTGCTTGGGCGGCCCACGTTGGGCGTCACTCGACAAGGCCTCGCCTTCATACTTGTAATATTTGTCCTCCAGGCCTGTCAGATTGGCTCCAGGGACCGTTTCCAGGTACTTGGCTAACTCACATGCAACCAGGTCAGTAAACGTGTCAGGCCATCCTGAGGGCGCTGTGAGATGAGCAGTATCCGTATAACGTACGTATATGGTCTGGGTGTCGCAATAGAAATAGCCTTCCTCGTGAATGTAGTCAGGCATCGGTTCCCGGAAGTACTCGTCTTCCGAGATCATATTCAATCGATAAAAATCCGCCGGCTCGGCGAATCGATACTTGTACCCGAAAGTCGCGGTGTACCCATTGTCGTACGATAACTCAGCACGGACACTGGCGAAATCCCAGGGGATCTTTGACAAGACCGACTCAACCACGCCATTGTTGACTGCCTCGTCCAGCACGAATCGAGCGTTCGACTCATCGCTGTTGGATGTAATCAGGGGCAACCTGGCCAGGGTCAGTGCTTTGTTGTACACACGGCGCCAGGCATCGGTAAGGGTAAATGTCGATTTGCGGGGGCGAGCTTCTGGTTCCCGGTTCTTCTCGACGTTGATAATGATGTCGAGCGCATTCTTGAATGCTGAAGCGGCAACGCCTTTCTTGTCTGGGGCTATTCGTGTTGCAGCGTGATCGGCCAGGTATGCGGCCACCAGGTTCTGAAACGCGGGAGTCCAGTTGGTAATACTCACATTGGCACTGATGTACCGCATGTATATCGTGGTCGCAACCTCACACGCAATGGTGCGGGTGTCGTCCATGAAGTACCGTTCGATGGGGGTCTCTAAAGTATCATCGAGATACAAGCCCACGATATCCAGGTAATCGTCAGGCAGAGTATATACCTGGTCGAGTGCATGAGCTGCGCTGGTTGTGGGGGAAGTAAGAGCTGTCGATCTACGGGCGAAATGGGGACGTGACATCTCCAGGCACGCATTGACTGCGTCCAGGTTGTACACTTCGTCAAGAGCACGGCGCGGGTCCCTGTTCTCGAACTCGGAAGTGAGCCGTCGCTCCCCGAGAATTATCAACGCTTTGTTGTAGAGCGACAGCTTACTTGCCATTTTAGATTACCTGTTCAGTGTGGTTAGGTACTCATCAAGCTCCAACAGGGCCTTCGCCTGGGTCGGGACCATTGTCCTGATGAACTCACCAGTTTTCTTGTTCTGGATACACCACTTCTTCGGGCCACGCTGTTTAATGTCGTAGTCCGGATGTACTTCCAGGCCTTTGGGCTTCAGCTTCTCGAGCTCATCCATCTGAATGATCTTGAACGTGCTGTTGTGGCCGTCACAGAATGTACAGATGACTTCCGCTCTACGGCTGCCGTCTTCCCACATGCACCTGATTTCGGCATATAGGGACAGTTGGCCCGCGACGTGTGCCCAGAACTTCGGATTCTCGAGGTCCTCGGGCTTGGTTCCTTCAGGAACGTCCAGGCTCAGGCGTCGCACCTGGGCAGTATCCGGAGCCAGCCTTTGCTGGTTAAACGGACGGACTTCATGATTGGAGTCAACCTTGCCTTTCTTTTCAGACTTTCCGGCCTTGTTTTCTTGTAGGGCCAGGGCTGCAGGGTTGTCGGGTAATTCAGTATTGCTGCTTGCGATATCGGGGTTAGACATGAATGCCTCCTAGAAATGTAAAAAGACCGCGGAAGCAATTGCCCCCGCGGTCCTTATGATACACCAAACTTCGCTGATACAACAGTTCTGTTAGCTCAGAGCTACAGAGCCTGTGTTCTGCACAATTGTACCATTGCCGTCACCATCGACCCATACGAGCAACTGCTCTGCTGGAGCGTTGAGTGTGGCGATAGTGTTGGTTCCGTCGAACGTACCAGAAGTCAACGTCAGAGTGTGGGCAGCAGTACCAGAGGCACTGGTGTCCTTGACGATGAACAGACCGGCATGTGCGGCGAAATCTGCAATGGTCGCAGCGATCACGACAGTGGCGTGGTTCAGTTCAACAATTTCAACGCCTGCAGTCACGGCACCAGAAGCAGTAAGTTCCTGGGTGTTACCGGACAGTACGGCGCCAGAAGAGCTGACGGAGACCACAGTTACCATCTTGACGTTCGGGGTGTCTGTATCGAGGACAAACACTACGTCGCCAGCTACCATTCCGAGATCGGAGGCATTGGAGATGTAGTTGTCCGCAAGGACAGTACCCATTGCGTCAGTTGATCGATAGATCCATACAGCGCCGTTACCGGCACCTGTACGTTGTGCGATCAGCGAAGGGGGGTTAGTAGTTGCATAGGCCATTAGTTATACCTCCCTTATGCTGACAGAGCAGAGTCGTCGTGAAGCATCTTGATCACGCCGCTGTTCTGTAAAAGTTTCGCATTCATGTGAACAGTGGCGCGACACCAGGACTTGGCGTTCTTACCATCGTATCCGATGTCAGTCTCGACACCGTCCATGTGCGCAGCATGCCCGATGGCATTCTGTGAGAACATGAAACATGTAGCACTTGCGGTTCCGGCACCAGCCAGATCCGCGTCCACAATCCAGTTAACGCCGTACCAGGAGAAAGCCTGGTCCATGCTAACGCCTTCAAACTTCTTGTCGGCGATATAGTCGGCACTTGTGAATTGGTTCAGACCCATGAGATAACCATGGAACGCCGGAGTGATAAGCGCATAAATCGGCGCGTCACGAAGGGCGAAGTTGTTGGCCAGGATAGTCTTGGCCTTGGTTACCAGAGTCAAAGTCGCTGCGGCGGCAGCACCCCAGGTAACTGTTGCAGTCGCCAGCTCGGTACGAATTTGCTCATCAATCTTACGATTGATAACAGACATGGTAGTCTGCTGCATCAGCGCACGCTGGTTACCTTGAGAAGACATCACATTGAAGTTGGTCTTCTCCACAACGTCATGCCACTCTTCCAGTGTACATGTGTTCTGGGTGTTGTTATCGCCACGAGTTGGGATGTCACCGTTGACACCTCGTGTTACTGCACTTGCACCGCCCGAATCTGCTACGAGGAATACGGCTGAGTTGCCGTCCACGTCGGCTTCGGTAACGCAGGTATGGCGACTAAGGGCCTGACGTTTCTCGAAACCAGCAATAAATTCGTCACGGTATTGGGTTTTATAAGCCGTTTCGGACATTATAAAGTTCCTCCGTTAGAAAAATTAAATTTAGTTGTCTGATCCTGGTTCGAGTTGGCCCTTGTCGTTTAATGTGGGTTAGCCTTGCGGGGCCACTTATTCGATTTGGGGGTCTACACCTGATCTGCCCTGGCATAGTACCACGGTATTATGCACGGCGCAACTGGTCGCGTACCGAGATCAGCTCGCGGTACCTTTCCTGTTTCGCAGGGTCGTTCGTGTACTCAGGAGTAGCCATAATTGCCTGGATACTCTTGATCTCTTGCTCGACTGACTCGATGGTTGGAGTGTCGCCGGCCACGGAGATAGTTGCCATCGGATCGACCTGACGCTGCAGATCTACCAAAAACATCAACATTTCCGGGGAGTTAAACAACGCTGTACCATCCGCCAAGCGGGCGCCCATGAACGCATCACGTACCTTCTCGGGTACTTTCTGCGACATAGCTTCAACCAGGGTGAGGTTCTTCTGGTAGTCGGGACCCCACAGTTGCTTGAGCTGCAACTCGGTTTCCTGGCGCTGACTGTCGTCTTGCAGATGACGTTGTTCTTCAACGCGCTGCTCGACTTTCATCCACTCATTCACCATTTGGCTCATGACGGGAGTCGGGATATTACCAGCGTGAGCGACTTCAAACACACCGGTGAACATTTCACGGTCGTCCTCAGACAGCTCGAAGCCCTGGTCGAGTGCGAACTCGTAGGCCTTTGCTTCTGCAGGGACGTCCATCTTCTCGCGGTATTCAGCGATCTGTTCTTCTGTGGCGTCTTCTGGCAGCCAGGCTACATCTTCAGGAGGTAGGCCGGCACGAATTTTGTTTTGCGCCTCGACATAGTTGTTCACGAGGACGGGCAGGCTGGGTACGCGCTCAAGCATCTTGGCCGCGGACTCGCGCTGTTCTTCAGGGATTTCAGTTACGAACTGGTTGCGCCAGTCTTCGGGCGCGGATGAGATCCAGGTATTTTCGACTGCCGGTTCGACTGCTGGCGCTACTGCTGGCGCTACTGCCGGTTCGACTGCTGGCTCTACTGCTGGCTCTACTGCGGGTGCTGCTGCTGCTTCAGGCATCGTTGCCTCCTAAAAGTTTATCAAGGTCTACACGTAATATTTTAATTATCTCTTTGCCTACGAAAGACCGTCCACCTCTGAACGAACTTCCTTCGGGACTCCCTGGAATATACTCCAAGTCATAGGCTCCCGACAATACCTGGACGATCACAGCAAGTGCAGTCGTCTGTTGGTGTGGGTTCGCTTCCCCTGCTTCCAGGGCGCGGAGTGAGTGTACCTCATACTCGCTAAGAGGTCGAGAGTGCCTGAACTCCGCAGGGATACCCTTTGATTGAACGTAATACCTATTGGACTGGTCCACCACTCATTGCTGCTCCCATCGTTTCAGCGGCTTGCATTACTTCAGCCTGCTGCTTGTCCTGGTCGATGAGTTCGGCGACCATTTCGGCGTCGCGCAGCCATTCCTGTGGAACATTGATACCTTCGATAGATGACCGCAGTGCTTCCTGGAAGTCGACAACGTGATGTACCGTTGGGTCGATCTGGATTGCCATGGACATCTCCTGCTGGATCTGGGAGAGCTTGGCCATACGGGCCTCTTCCTCGGATGTTGCCAGCGGTGACTTGTATTTAAACTCGACATCTCTTCCCTGGAGGGACTCTGGCACGTCATAAGGCGAACCGAAGAACCCACGTTGGAACATGATGTTGAAGGTTGTTTCACAGATTTGGCCGTTGTATTCGATCTCAAGCGGCTTGAACAAAGGTAAGACCTGACGTCGGTATTCCTTCATACGTTCCGACATCTCGTATGCGGTCATCTCGGCTTCCTTCTGGGGCAACTCGATCTTGTCCAGGAAGAAGGCCTCTTTCATGACCTCGACAACGCGAGACCGTTCATGCTGCCCAATCGGGTAGCCTGACTTGTCCTGTTGCAAGGTACGCAACCCTGCACCCATTCGCTCGTCGTATTGGTTGTCGACCCAGGTGATACCGTCGGGACGTAGGTCCACGACACCGTTAATCACATTGGTCGTTGCTACCATGGGCGGCCTGGCGTATCGCTCGGCTGCTTCAAGTAGGGTGAATGTCATAGCCTGCAGGGTCCTGGCGTCTGGCAGAGCTGCCATTGTGGCCGGACTGTACGCATAGGCGGACTCTGCAAGCGTGAAAAAGCGTGGTATTACATACTTCTGAAACTCGGAGGGGACTTCCTCAACGATCTTCTTGTTCTTGACGTCGATATAAAAACAGATGTATTTGTGTTTGGGCTCGTCATACGAATCAAAGATGGTGGCCGGGAACACAACGTGCATGAACTCTTCCTTCTCGAAAGGGTTCTTCCGCCATCCCTTGACGATCTTGTCGTCGAGTCGTTCACTGCCGAATAGACGCATGAGCGTGTCCCTGGTCGGGTGCCATTTACGCACGACGCCAGAGATATTGCCTGCTTCATCATCGAACCAGGCGACATCACGGAGATGCCAATTTTGGTATATGAGGTTTCCCCGCAATGGGTCGGTGTCGACAGTGATTACGCACTGGCCGAACGCAGCATAGTCCATGTCTCCCTGCTTGGTGGCACGGGAGAATCCTGACTCGCGCATGCCCATAGCTGCACGCATACGTCGAGTTGAGTCGTCGAGCCAAAGCTTGCCCACGTGATCAGGCTCATCACCGCTACCCAGGGTGAGCTCAAACCAATTACCGTCTCGAAGCATCGAGTCGATAGAGTTGGCCAGGTCACGATGGCAGATGATGGGATACGAGTCGGCGAGCCAGTCTGCGGGCTCCAGGATGGTACGACGTTGTGCCGCACCGTTATCGAAGTCCGCTCGAATTGGGTAAAAGTTATCCGCGATGGATTGCCACATGTTGATGAGCGGCTTGCGGATCTCGAAAAGCTGTTCGGCTTTAGCGAGTATGTGCTTGGCTGATTTTTGCATTAGCGTCTGTGTAGCTCCGCTGACTTTTTGTTGTTGTTCAGCATGAGATTACGTGCACGTGCTGTGCCTGCACCCCGAGGATCGAATCGTTTCAAGGTCTTGTAATTTTCGACGGAAACCGCCAACGAGTCCTGGGCTTTACGTTGCGCCGGGGTGAGCGTTCGACTGGTCATCGGTGTCTGTGGAGCAAGGCTCTGCTTACGTGGCTGCATTAGTTGGCTTCCGTTGTGAGATCACTGTGGTGGTGTGGGTATCCGCGCTGTAACCTTTGGTCTTCAGCACCGGTGCTACCGACTTCTCACCCTTGATCGGTTGTGGGACCCCTTTGGAGTCCTGGCCAGTGGGTCGAGCACCGCCGGCACGCATAAAATTTGTACGTGGGGACGCCGTCGAGTACGACTTGGAAGTCCCTTGAACCGTTACCGGCATCAAAGACTCTGTCCGCTGTTGAGGCCTGGCCATTAGCCCAGGTTACTCTTGCCGGAGAGAACGGTACTGGTACGACCTTGCCCGCCATACTTACGTAGCATGCCGCGCTGGGCCTTCTTCTCCTCAGTCGACTCACGTATACGGGCCTGCTCCGGTGTCTCGACCGGAGTAGTGGCAACCGTACGTGGTTGTGCGATCTTGGGTTTCTTAAAAATTTTACTCATCAGATGTCCTATTTGGCTAAAGGGGGTGCCCGTCTCTTCCGAGCTGCCAAGATACTGGATCACCTCCTCACTGAATTCTTTAGCGCCGTCCAGACATCGAATGGCGTCTATGCATTGCCTTACCAACTCGACTATGAGCTGATCCGGATCGCTCTGCGGTTTGCACTGGTGCTTGACCGCGACCATCATTATCCCGGGAATTGTTTAGTTTTACAAGCGCCCCGAACAATTCACTCAGTCCCCATACCAAAGCGTCGGCTCTGTCGGGGGATGAAGGACCCTGGTAACCGGCAACAGTGAAGTCGTTCATCTGCTGCTCAAGCTCAGGGAAATAGCCCAGGTGATGCACTTTGGACCCATCCTTCAGACAGTACAAATTAGCGATGGGTTCCGCTCGAACGGCCTTGCCTCGAGACGCGGTAATTAATTTTACATTGAGGTCTGTCTCGCCCAGGGAGGTGATCGTTGCCTCGACCATGGCGCCACCATAGTTCTGCTCGGCGACAATACAGTCCGCACTGTGGCGTTCCCAGGCATCGGAGACTATGCTGCTCCACTCCTTCGGACCCCATCGACCTGACAAGTCCTCGACAACGTAGGCATGCCCGTTTGTACCCAGGCCAATTACTACGATACCGACCTCATCCGAACGCTTATCCTCCGGTCCGGAACATCCGCTGGGGTCGACCGCTATAACCACACGTGTGTAGTCGGGGACTTCCGTCGCAATCTGCTCCCCAGTAAGTCGACCGTTGTCGATGACTCCGTCCTCCCACAACAGACCCTGGGAGTCGTCCGCAAACTGCCCGAGCAAAAATCGCTTTCGTGCCCTGGCCGGCATATTCTCCAGTCGTCGCAAGTAAGCTGCGGATAAATTTCCCTTATTGTCGTTGGGGTTCATATACAAAAACGAATAGAGATGCCCATCCTTCAAAGGCTTCCTGGTGGGACTATCCGGGTCGACCTTCTCCACAAAGACCTTGTACGTCCAGTGCCGTTTTGTCGGCGGGTTGAAATCGTAATATGCCCTCTGTTTGCAGCCCGGAATATTTTGAGCAAGCCTGGTTAATGCCATCACAACCGAGGCGTATGGGATCTGCGAGCACTCGTTAAAGTAAATCG